ACTACTAAGTTCAGTCAAATATAAAGCTCCTCCATTATAAGAATACATAAGATTATCGTAAGCATTATTTAATATCATTGCCATTAAATTTCTAACATCACTACCATCGTGACCACCGTGAGACATTTGACTATTTTTCATATCATTCTGAGGAGCAATTAGTTTACTTCCATCAAAAACTAATGCCTTCACATAATCTCCAATTTGTTTATTTTGCTCATCAGAAATTTTCCACCCAGAACCAAATCCTCCTTCTCCAAGACCATTGGTTCCACCATATCTTTCATATTCTCCTGGCTTAGCAGCATAAATTGTATTTTTAATATGTTCTTGGAAATCTTTTAACAAATCATTAGAAACGGCTTCTATGACTTGCTGCATAATACTATCAAAATATGTTTTTAATTCTTGTTCATTATTAAAAATTTGTGTAGCCATTAAGCCATCTCCTTTCAAATTTTGTTATTTTCTAAAAAAAAGAGGGCGTAGAATATTATTCATTATCCCCCTCTAATTTATTATGTCCAACGATATCATCATATTTTTCTTTAACTTCTTTCCATTCTTCTGGTAGTTTTTCCATAAGTTTATTTAAATCTTCTTGTTCTGGTAAATTATCAAGGAATCTTTTAATTTTATATAATATAGAACCTATAGAATTGCTTACCTCGTTAGCAGTTTTCCACATTAAATCATAAGCAAGTTGTGCATTTTTGATATCGTGTAACAAATTTTCGTGAACCCCGTGGCTAAATAATTCTTCAAATTGTTCATTATTATCAATTTCATAATTTTCAATTGTTAAATAAAACAATCCAGCATAAAAGTTAATTTCCATATCAACTGGATTAAAAGCATAATCATCTATTAATCCTCCACCCATATAAATTTTGATAGCTTCAGATACTAAGTTTGATACTTGGCCTCCAGTTAAATAATCTCTTTTTGTGGTATAATCATATCCATTGTAATTCACTTTTCCCATAATTAATCCTCCTTTTTTTCTAAATAATAAGCTCTAGCAATTAATATTGCCTCTGCAATATCATCATCACTTTGTTTAGCTTTAGTGTCTCTGGTATAATAATTAAAATTTAATTTATATAATTCATTAACCTTGTCTACCGCTAAACGTTTTTGCGTTTCTCTTTTCATCCCTTCTTTAGTGCCGTTATATGTTCCAACAACTGAGCGCCAAGAAGACGGAGAAAACGCAACAAAAGGTAGACATTGTTCAAAACATAATCCTAATATGACTCCGTGTAGTATCGATAAATCTTTACCTGTTTTTAAATTTGAATGATTATTGACTGGTACGTCCTCAACAATAACTACCTTAATATCTTTTTTTTGACAAATATTTTTAAGATTAGAATAAATTTCTTTCATTCTATCCCTTATGTCATCAGAGTCAGTTTTAATTAACCCATATTCAACTAAACTCCCATCTCTATAATCTATAATACTATAACCTGTTTTTTTAGTTGCAGCGTCAATTCCTAAAATATTCATAACTCCTTATTTTCCTTTCAACATATCTCTCACCATCTTCTTATATTTCGCATCTTTCTCTATATTTTCTTTAACAAATTCCCAAATCTGTTGTTTACAAACTCTAACAGAAACGGGCATTATTATAAATCCAATAAATAATAATGTTATTATAATCAATATGGTTTCCAAATATTCATCTACTCCTTTTTTGTGTCTACGTTAATATTCTCTTCCCATAATTTATGGATGTAAGAATTTTGATGATAAACATTTGTATATTTATCATAAGCTTCGTAAGCACGTTCTTCTTTCGAAGAAACATTTTTACCAGATTTAACGTCTGATATAAAATCTATAATTGCATCTTTACATTGATTTATTTCTAAAGAATCAATTTTATTATTAAGTTTTTTATAGTTTTCTTCCATTTTTATTGTCATTTCTTTTCGAACACTATTAACATTATCGTTAACTTTTTTAATTTCTTCCAAAATAGGATTAATTTCTTTCTCAGTTCTATTCTTCTTGATTAAATTTATAAAGTAAATTATGAACTTCGCAATTACTGTAATAGAACCTATTACACCAGCTATGGCAGCTAAAGCTATGGCTATTTGTCCTAAAGTTATTTGTCCCATAATTCAGCTCCTTTTGATTTTTCTAAAAAATAAAAAAGAAAGGGATAATTATAATTTAATTATATCCCCTTTCTTATAAGTATTCATTTCGTTGATAACCTCATTTACTCCATTTTTATTAATAATAAAGTATGATGGGGTTGCCAAGACAATCTCGTATTCAGACTCGGAATCATTAGGAATTTCAACGTTAATTTCATCTTCGCTTATTTCTTCGATTTCATTAATGTTGTATGATTCATCGAAAGACTCAACGAATGCTCTTCCGTTATCATTGGCTAGTTTAGAATTTTTCTTTGCCATTTGTACTTCCTCCTTCTTCAAATGAGTACAAGAGCGCCAATCTTCTGTATTAACAAGTTCCTTTTTAGTATTACAATAACGTTGCTTCATACAAAATTGCCCGGTTTTGGAACAAAGAAGACTTTGTTCCAAACCAGACTTTTTTAATTGGCTATAAGGACATTCTTCCTTCATATTTTATTAAGCAACAGTTACAACAATGTTAGCGTCAATGTCAGTTTTACCTGTAATAGTAGCCTTAATTGTTGCATCTCCAGATGCTACACCAGTAACTAAACCGCTTGCACTAACAGTAGCTTTTCCAGTTGCACTTGAAGCAAATGTAATATTTGATGAATCAACTAAGAATGCGGCAGTTCCATCATTAGGTATTGCGAATACTTTTAATTGTTTTGTACCAGATACTGATAATGAGAAGTCTCCTCCTTCGATAGCTAATGCTACAACATTGTCATACCAATTTCTACCGTCTAGGATTTCAATAATTTCAGCATATATTGGTCTATTAGCTGTACATCCACCATTGTTAGTTGGAGTATAAGATAATGCTCTTACTGATAATGGAGTTTGTGCAACTGAATCTGGAGTCATTGATAATGTAAATGCACCAGTCATTGAAGCTTTTGGAACATTAATTTGTAATGTACCAATTCTATTTGTTGTAGAATCAGAACTACATAATTGTGCCTCCATAACTAATCTAATTGTTGATGGTAACATATCTGCATAAACTGTTACTTTTTGAGCAGCAGCATCAGTAGCATAATATCTTACACATACATCACCATTATAAGTATTATCAGCCATATTAAATGAACTTCCAGTAAATTCAACTCTTTGAACATTATCATCTTTGTCTGTTACCCAACCATATAAAGTTGTTCCAGAAATTCCTAATGGAGTTTTACTTACAGAACCAGCACCAGCAGTTACTGTTACAGTTTCAGTAGTCCAAACATTTGCTCCAGTAGTGATAGCAGAACCAACGTTTAATGCTAAGTATGGTAATGAAAATTGAGCTTCATTGATTGTTATATTCATTTCAGCTGTATGATAATAAATATATTGTAATTGGTTTCCTTGTCCAGCTCTTACATCAGTATTAGCTAAAGTTGTTTCAATAGAGCTGTCCATTAATGTAGTACCAGTAAATAATAAATTGTCATTTGAATCATATCCAAAAACATTGGCAGTTGAAACTAAGAACTTTTTCATTGTTATTCCTCCTTTAAATTATTTTTATAAAAAAAGAAACCTTTTAGTAGTCTCCTTAATTATTTTTTTTCATCAATTCCTTGGATTATAATTATAATCACTATTCCAAATTATAACCATAATTCAAAGAATTGATGATTATAATTGTTTTACTTATTAATATTATCAATTTTATTATGCATTTCTTCGGCATCAACTTTAACTTCTTCGTATTTATCAGATTTGGTTAAATCAGCCATCCAATGTTTGAATGGATTTCCGTCTTTAAAAGATACCATTCCAGACATCTCGGCACTCTTATAAATTTGATAATGTAATTTATAATCTACACGCTCTAATATTTTAGAAAACTTTCTAATCGTTAAATTATATATATCTTCTAATTTCATAGATGTAGATATTAAAACGCAAATCATTTGTTCTTCTAAAGAACACATTTTATAAGCATTTTGTTGCATTTTGTAATCCATTGCTTTATCCATTGCGTCTCTAACTTCTTTTTGAATAGAGTCATCTATATGTTCAATTCCGTTTTGTTTAAATATAATATCTACTATATTATCAAAATCGGTTGATGTATAGGTTTCCCCTTTTATTTTTAATAACGCCTTACCCTTTTCATCAGTACCAAAATAATAATCATTATCATCATTATTATGAAGAACCATTTTAAGTAATTCTTTAAGCATATATAAATAAGGTAAATTTGGTGTTTCATTTACTAAATAATAAAGAAATTCAAGATATGTCATACTAATTACCTTAACATTTGGTGTACTATTTTTATCTAATAATAAACTTTGAACATATAAATGAAATGGTAAATAATCGTTCATTAAAACTGGATATATTTCCAACCCTTTATATTTAACTGGTTTATCATAAAATAAACAATATTCTAAACTATCAGATATATTCATTATGATAAATTAACTCCCATTGTTATAACCTTACCTTTATAAGGCTTTTCACCTATAGTTGCTATTCTGCTATATCTATTAGCTCCCATATCAAAATATAAAACTCCAACCCCATTAACCTCAACACCATTTAAGACTTTTATTAAAGCTTGAATGATGGTATCAAGTCTTGTCGTATAATCAGATAAATGATTAATTTGAGAATGAACTAAAACCTCTAAATTCACACAACAAATTCCATATGTCCTTGTTGTTGGATATACGGCCGCAGGATAAATTCTTAAAAAGCTTTTTTCTTTATTTGTTGCTTCATCCATAAAATAATCAAGATAAACATTGAAATTATCTTGTCCATTCATTCCATTATAAATCATTTTAGCCTTTTCATCTCTTGTTAAGTTTGGCTTCTCCCAAGCATCTGAATCGTTATATTTCAATAATTTCCAAATAATTTCTGCATCAGGATTGGTCATTAAATGTTCTATAATATTATAACTCAAAGTTGGCATAACATCATATGTTGCATAAGCATCTTTGACCATTTTCATATCATATGCCATTAATATAACCCCCTTAATGTGAACTCAAATACTTTAACAATATTTTCATCATCATAAGAACATTGAACTTTCACTTTATTCTTTAAATATTTAAATTTGTTTTTAATTGTGAAACTATTGCCATCAATAACTATAGAATAATTATCCTTTGGAACACCTTCACTAACATCAACTATATTTAAAGAATTTCCTTGAATAATTCCGTTCTTATATAAAGAAGCATTTATGGTTATTTCTTCTTTTTCTAAAACATAATCAATATCTGGACTGATTAAAATATCATAATTATCGCCTGCTTGGCTATCTAAAATGTTAATAACTATTTCTCCACGTACACTTTCATTATCTACCATTTTAACAATTACGCCAACCTCTCCAGGAGATATTCCGGTAATTTGATTGTTACTAATAGTTGCAATATTTTCATCCGTAGATTCCCATATGACTTTCTTGTCAACAATATTTTTACCATTATATACGACAGCATTTAAATTCATAGAAGTTCCAACATTTAAATATGTATTATTTTCACTAATATCTATACTATAATTAAATCTTTCAGCATTAGCAAAACCATTTTCAATATCATCTTCTTGATAATTGATTTCATATTCTTCAACATAAAATTGTGTTAAAGTTGGAGAATTATCATCTCCCGTAATAGTATTTAACGAGTTACCAAAACCTCCAGCATATAGCCTAAACCCAATTCGTTGCTCTGGAACACCAAATAAGAATCTATCATTAGGCTTTAATTTTACAGTTCTACTATTACGTTGACACCATATGTATTGTTCCGCTTTACCAGTAACAATGGTCATAGTATCATTATTATTTGTAAATCTTAACACTTGGTCTAAAATGCAAGGTTCATAAATTTTATTCCCATTTTCATCAAAAAATCTTAATGTATTATTACACCTACGAACTTCGGCACTTGTAGATAAACCAGAACCCTTATCAACATTAATAACTAAATAATAATTTTTGCCCCATTTAAATTTCATACCATAATATGGTTCTGGGAAATCTGGAGTAAAAATAAATACCTGAAAGTCATCTCCGACTTGAACACCAGTATTATAATTTACAACGGGCTCTACCCTAACCATAGGTATTGGTTTAAAATCTCTTGTTCCATAATGAACTTCATATTCTATTTCATTATATTTAACATTTGGTGCATTATCAAATGTTTGGTTACTAATAGCAACAAAATCATCATAATAAGCCTTTGTAGGATTCGTGTTTCTTATAGATTGACTAGCTTTGTAATACTTCATCGACATTTTTTGCTACCTCGTCCTTCATACTATTAATCAAATTAGTACAATGATTGACAATATATTTAACCCTATCGTGCTCATCGGCATTAAATTTTTTCATACCTTCAATCATATAAACAAGTTCAACATAATATTGATTGTCTTTCCATAACTCACTAGCACCAAGTAATTTAGTACTTAAAAATAAAAGATGTTTTTGATAATTTTCATAAGCCTCATCGCGGGAATATGCGATTTCGCCATTTTTATTTTTCCCCTCAAATATTGGTAGTGTTTTCCAACATTGATTAATTAATATAGTTAATGATTCTATGGTAGATTTTTCATCTAAATTAAAATCATATTTCATTATGTTAAAGCGTGCTCATTTAACCAATTAGATTTGCTGAAACTATATGTAGTTTTCTTCGTAGCAACTTCCTCGATTAACTGATTTCTCCTATTTATTTTAGCATTTAAATTATTAGCCTCAGAATATCTATGAGCCTCTTTATTATTTTGCATCATACCTGTAATTTGTCTAACATCGTTAATTTCTTTGTCTAACCACGCTATCACAGTATAATCAGCAAGAATGCTTTTTTCAATTTCTGATAATTCAAAATTAAAAACTCTTTCCTCATCATTTCTATTAGATAAGTCGTGTTTACAATTTTCAAAATTGGCTAATCCTCTTACCATAAAACCCTCTAACACTATATTAAAATCTTTTGGGGAATCCACTGATAATCTATTCAAATGATAATCTTCAATGGAAACTAAAGCGAGGTCTAATATATCGTCATATGATGTCATATATATGCCTCCTTCTATTTGTTTATATCTTTAAATATTTCTTGTTTATTTTTTACATCCGCCACAATGTCTATATTCATATCATCATTTAAAATTTGAACAATATTCATATCTACACTTTTAGCATCTTTCTCTAACTTTTCGAATATAATTCCTCTTAAAGTTTCTTTTTGATTTTTGGTCATATTTTTAAAAATTTTTTCAAAAGTATTTCTATCTTCTTCAAAAATTTTATTCATTTCTTCATAACTTAATAGTTTCTTATATACGTTCACCAATCTTTGACTTTGAACAACATCCTCGTCATTAATAAAAACGTTTCCACCCTCAATGAACTTTTTATTATTTCTAATAATTTTTTTCAAATCATCATATGGTACTGTTTGTTCTTCTCCATAATTATGAAAAGTATAAATAACCCCCTGACCATATCCTTCTGTTGAAAGATTTAATTCACCGACTGTTAACGATGTAAGGGTGACATCTTTATTGTTTTCATTAACATTTGTAATATATTGTATATTACTTGGTTGAGAATTGGCAGTTAGATTTTTAATCATTTCTTCCATTTCTTTCATATGCTTTTGCATATCTTCATAATCTTTTTTACTAATAGTTTCTTTAGTTGTTGTTTTTTTTGTATTTGACTTCGTATTTGCCATAATCATATCTCTCCTTTTTTACTAAAAATAAGAGGGGCTTTTATACCCCTCAAATAATATACTCTCTTAAAATTATAGAGCTATTTCACCAGCTAAAGCTGAAGTAAATGCACCTACGCCATAAGATTTATATAATGTAGCAACATTTTGTAAGTTAGCATTATAGAAATTAGTTTCGTTATTTGCTAATGTAGAACCTTCAACAAATACTTTAACTAATTTATCAGTTCCTGGGCATAAAACATAAATTTTTTCGTCGTCTAATTTAACTGCAAATTCAGTTTTGTAATCAGCAACTTGTTCTAATTCAACGCAAGATACTCCGAAGAAATCTCTTAAGTATCCAACCTTAACATATTCATCACCTAATAAGATTCTTGTGTTTGTTGATGCAGGTAAAATTTTAGATAAAGCTAATTTAGTTCCTAAGAAAATAGGTTTTCTTCCACCATTCCAAGCACTAACTTTTTGAGCTAATGCAATAGCAGAATCTTGAGAGAATCCACTGATTTTTAATGCAGCACTACCTGAAGTTGGTAAGTTATTCATCATAGTTGCAAAAGCATCGTAAATATCATATCTCATTTCAGTTTCGATAGATAATACAGCTTTTCTTACAAATTCAGCTAATGTATAAGCACCTCTTAATACATCATATAAAGAAATACCTACAGAAATTGCGTGAACTTCTGGAACTACAGTCTTTTCTCCTCTAAATTGTCTAGTAATGTCGAAATCTCTTTTAGCTCTTCCACCTTTAGCAACAATAAATAAATCTCTTGGTTCAATTTCAACTTTTAGAGTATCTCCCCAAGCACCATTTTTAACTTCTGCGATAACTCCTAAGTCTTTGATTAATGTATCAGGTATAATTAAGTCAGTAATCATACCGATAATAGCAAATGCAGATTCTTTAACGTCTGAGAAATTACAGAAAACTGCTAAATCATTGTAATCAGAAACTTTTTTTCCAGACATTCTTTCGATTTCGTCAGTATAGAATTTTAACATTTTGCTATTCATTTCTTCGAATGTAGTACCAGCGGCGCTACTTTTCTTACCATTGATATATGATTCATAGTATTCAACAAATTTAGAATAAGCATTTTTTCTTTCTTCATCATTTGCTGTGAAATTTAAAACACTATTTGGTAATCTCATTTTATATTCCTCCTTCGTAATTTTTATATATTATAATTTATTTGCTAAATTAAATAGCAACACATTCAAGTAAAACAGCAGCAACTCTTTGAGTTCCGATTGCGCTTGCTCCACCAATTGAAATGTATGCTGAATCATCTAATACTTTGTAACTTAAACCAGATACAGCAGCACTAGCATATTGTAATTTATTTTCTCCAGCAGCTACTACAGCATAATCATCAGCAGTTCCTTCAATACCGTTAGCAGAGATTAAAATTTTATCTCCAACTTGTGGTCTATAAGCACTAAATACTAATCCTTTTGAGTTAGTAAAGTTTCTTGGGTCATTTAAACCAATTTTATATTGATTTCCCATTTCGTCTGTCATAATTGAATCTTCTGGACTAAATGCCATATATACATCGTGTAATTCACCACTTCCGATAGCAGCAGGTGTATAAGTTTGTTTTGCAGAGTCATAAGCTCCAGCCTTAAATACCATACCATTATCATAATCATTAGAACTATCTAAGAAACTTTGATTTAATGAATCAATGTTTTTAGCAGCTACTAAACTTGGTATTAAAACAATTTTTGCCATTTTAATTTCCTCCTTCTTAATTTTTTAATTATTTCCACGTATATTTACTTGATGTACTTTGTTCATTAACTAATACATCGTTAACAGCCATTCTTGTGATTTTATTTTCTTTAACTTCGAAATTCTTTCCGCTTTCCATTTTATCAAATGCTTTTGCTTTAATTTCGTTGCTAAAAATGTTTAATTCATCTAATGAATATTTCTTTGCTTCTTCTCTTAATTCTGAAATTTCATTATCATCAAACACGCTACGTACACCAGAAATTATACTTTCTACTTGAAGTGACTTTTCTTGTTCTTCATACTTTTCAACTTTTTCTTTTAAAACCTCACATTCTTGTTTTAAAGAATCTCTTTCGGCTTTAACAGTCTCAAAGTCTTCTTCTTTTTCAGGTTCATCAACTTCACAATTTTCAGTAGGAAGATTTTCCTCAGTTTCAGCCTCAGATGTTTCTGCTTCGTTTTTACATTCCTCTTCGACATCTTTGCATTCATTTTTGCATTCTTTTTCAACTTTCTCTACATCTTCCTTAGATTCATCTTCGTCATCTGAATCATCTGAATCATCATCGTCATCATCTTCTGATTTATTATCTTCAGATTCTTTATCATCTTCAGAATACATAGTTTCGTCGTCTTCTTTAGATGATTCTTCTTGAGCATCAGTAGTTTTAGTTTCTTCTTCAACAACTTCTTCTTTTGTTTCTGCTTCAACTTTAACTTCTTCTACTACTTCTACTTCTTTAGTTTCATCCATTGTACCTTTTTCCTCCTTTCCTGAAAATTCCGTAACAATTGTATTATCACGGTGTTCATTATATACTTTTAGTGCATTTTCGCAGTCGAATTTGATTATAGATGCACTACTGCCTTCACAGGCAGGTACGTGGTTTAATCCTAAAATGGTAACCCCATTAAAGACAAATTCTTCAATAGTTAATAAGTTATCATTTTCATCTACTTGCCCAGCAAGAACTGTAATTTCCATAGATACATCCCTATGGTTACCCTTCTCTTTAAATATCTCATAAGCCCAATTTGCATATACTTTAGACATTATAGCTTGAGCAACTAAATATGTTCTCCCTTTTCTTTTTTCAAATTTCATTTTTGAACTTTCAGGGAAAAATCCAACTATTTGTTCATCAGGTTCGTGACCTTCAAAATCGTTGCCATCAAAACCAGCAACTAAAAATTTATTTTTTAATGTGTCTTTAGCTCTTACTAGAGCTTCTCTTGTTATAGGAACATTATGTCTATTATTGCCATCGTGGCACACATAAATTTCTACAACAGCTAATTGACTGTCAGAATATTCTTCTGGAACTATTTCAAAACTAGCTACATCAATAGAGAATTTTTCTAATTCCTTATCCATTTATAACCCCTGCCTTTCTTAATATTTCAAATCTGACAGGTAAATGAGATAAGGTATCTTGTAATTCTTTGGTATTAGAGAATTTCATCTTATCTCCATCTCTACCTAATAAAGGAAATCCTTTTTTTAATAAGAAGTTACCAAGTGTTTTACCACAAGTATATACATTAGAAAAATTCATATCTTTAATATTACTTATGAACATATATAACTCCTCCTTTTATTGATTTCCGCCCTTTTCTATATTTGACCCCCTACTTCTAGTTTCTTCACCACTATCTGTCAAGTCGCTATCTTTAGAGGCTGGCCTACCAGCTCCATTGTTTGGAGTAGAACCTTGCGTAACATTACCTTGTGTATAAATGTTAATCATTGGTCTTAATTTTTCAATAAAATCACTAGCATTCATTTCTTCGAGTTCTCTTTCAAGCTCTATTTTATTCATACCTAATGAAGAAGCAATCTTATTTGGTAATACCACACCCTTATCAGCATATTTAAAAGCTTCATCTTGTCTAGCTTCTCTGTCAAATTTATCGTTTGTTCCAACAAATCTAAAACTCCATTTAAATTTTTTAGTATGTTTATTTGCATAATATTCTAAAAAATTTTCAAATTGTGGATATATTGATTTAACCAACATTCTATCAATATCTATAGAAAATTGGCTTTCTATTGCATTTTGATTTTCTTTTGTAGAAAATATAACTTTACCACCACTTAGTAAAGAACTTGTTATACTCATAAATGTTTCATATGTATCATTGTCAGTATTTTTAAATTCTACTCCTTTAATATCTTCGGTTGGTAATGCTAAAACTTTAATTGCAGCTTCTAATCCTTGAGTTGCCAAACCAATAAACTTACCTAAAGTATCGGCGTCAATAGCCAACTGATTAGCAACACTAGCGGCCTTCTTTTCGTTTAAATATGGAATAGAAGAAACTAATAATTTTCTTGCTGCAGCCATACTTTGATTAATTTGAAGATTTCTCATTACAGGAATTGCGGCCATTTCTGGTAACATTCCTGAGAAAAATGGAATTTGTAAATTATGATTTGGATTAAATTTAAACACCCAACATCCATCTGCTGGGTCTGTTTGTGTCCACAATGCAAAACTGCCAGTTCTTTTATTTATTTTATTACTTGGTATATATGGTTTTACTTGTTTACCATCAAACATTTCCAAATATCTTTTCTTTATCCAATCAGGATAACAATTTATATCAACTTCCCCCTGAAGAAACCAATTCATATCAATGTCATACAATAATCCATATTCCCATTTCCCAGTAATTAAAGCGTATTGAGATGGAAACTCTTGTATAACAGATTTATCTCCTAATTCTCTAAACATTGCATAATATGTTTCATTCATCACAATATTCCAAGTTATATTCTTGAATTGTTCCCTATAATTAAATGCATTTATAAATTTTTTAATTTCTTCATAATCATTTTTATATTTATTTGTTTTATAATCTTCTGGTTTTGCATTTTTACAAGAAATTTCCAAATCAAATGCGGGTAGGTTAGCTAAATATTCTTGATTTCTTTTATACATTAAGCTGCTAAAATAATAAGATTGTCCATAATTAACTATATTACCTTCATTTTCAATAGGGTTTGATAATGCTTCGTCTATTTTCTTTCCATTAGGTGTACTATTTGTTGCAATATTCATTCTTTTCATTATTTCGTTTTGTGTATATGGAGTAAAAGCTCCAGCATCAGCCATACCTTTTGAAAAACTTTGTACATCAAAAGTTCCGTTCATTATTTGTTCATCTCTAATACTTAATGCGTTATCTAATGCTTGTAGAACTTCATTAACTTGTTTTTCGGTTAGTTTAACTTTATTATTGCTCAATCTTATTCACCTACCTTTCTAATAAATATATTTTTTTAAATAAGATAAAGCATCAATATCTTTTTTATACATATCTGCCTTACCTTGCTTTTCGTATTCCCATACCACAGATAATCCATACATTAAACTGGTAGCACGGTCTCTTTTTTTACTTTTTACTATTCTTGTATAAATAATCTTTCCGCCTTCGGAATAAGATTGTTTTATATTACTTAATTCCTGAACAAGATTATCGTGTTCAACGTGAATAACCTGTTCTTCTGGTCTATATTTACCATTTTTGTATTCCTCATCCGTTTCACTACTATCAACTAACAATTGAAGACTTCCATCTTCAAATCCAGTTTTCATATAAGGATAAAAAGTACTATTAAATTCTTGTGTTGCGGTGATTCCTCTAATCATTGGAGATGCATCAGGAAGCAATAATTGTGCTTCTTCATCATCATCGCAAATTAATGGTGGAAACTCTTCCATTTCTCCCCTTGTATTTCTTGCACTCCAAGGTTCTTCCAATAATGATAATAAACCTTGTCCAGCAGACTGAGCGTCTATTACTAATTTTTCTGTATTTGGGAATCTAATATGTATTAATTCTCTTAAAAAATCTCTTTGCTCTTTTAATGTTGCACCATTCATTGTTTTTGTAAAAACAATTTGTTTAGTAAATGTACCATTTTTTCTTGGTATTAATTTGATAACGTGCGTACAGGCATTATCAGAGCCAGATTTGCCAGACACGGCAACGTCGTGTGTGACAATATATGAATATTGGCATTTTTTTGGTTGCTCTAATTCACACCTATCGATAACTCTACATTTAGAAGTTATATCATATGGATAATAACTATCATTTGCACTACCAACAAATCGACCTTCGTACTCATAAGCCCATTTGTCCAATGTCATTTCAGGGTCATTTTTTTCGAGCATCATACTTTCTTCTGTAAATAAACCAGCGTCAATACCGACCGTATAATCAAGACTTGCAACAAAATAATTTTTATCACCAGAAACCATATTGCTATAAAAATTTAAAAATCTTTGATATAGGTCACAAGTTTTTAACCAAGCAGAAGATATATAAACCATTCTCCCATCTTCATATGGTGCTTCTGGGAATTTCTTTCTTAATTCTACTGCATTTTCTCTTGGCGTTTTTGTCATAGGAATTAAAACCTCTTTTAATGCTTCCGTTTTAACCAATCTAGCTTCATCAACTAAAATTAATTGAAAACGCCATCCTCTACTCGAATCCCCTTTTTGATTATTACCTAGTGTAAAAGCTCTAATTGAACTTCCGTTTTTAAATTCTACAATACAGTTATCCTGCCCAGTATTAATATTTGAAATTTCTCTTTTTATGTTTTCGTTTTTTATTAATTCTCCCTCAATTTTTTGTTTTATAACCATTCTTGCCTGATTACCATTACCAGATACTATACCTATTTTAATTCCAGGATATAAAATAGCCATACAAGTAATAAATATTGCAGCAATATATGATTTAGTTAAACCTCTACACATAATAAACATTATGTTGGGGAACCTTCCCATTGCTCTCAATAATAATCTTTGAAATGGGAATAAATTTGTCATTCCTAAAATATCTACTGCAAATTCATCAACATAATATCTATAATATGATAAGAATTTAGTCCATTCTTCATAATCAATTTTTTCTGCGTTAATAGGGTCGTAACTCAATGGAGAATCTGTATTATCATATCCCCACGTTTTTTGAGCCTCAACTCCTTTACGAACTTTTTTTACATTTACAGCCATATTACAAACTCTTATTAATATTCATAAATTGGTCTATAATCTTATCAAACATATCTTTATCTTCTGGTATATGTTGAGGAACGAAATTATGTTTTTCTACAGCATCAAAAACTCTACCAAAGCATCCAAGTGAAACATCACTTGCACTTCTTTGACTTTCTGCAAATTGTGCAGATTTTGATAATCTATCAAAATTTGATACAGCAGTATTATATGCACTTACCGCATCTTTATCTTCAGGATTATCTCTCATAAAATTATAAGTATCATTCATTATTAATGATGCTTGTGCAATTCTTCTAGCATAATCCTTATGATTTGTCGTAATTATTTTGAAATCGTTATTTAAATCTTGATAATATTTGTTTAGATAATCAATTTCTCTTTTTGAATAATATCCTTGCCATTCATCATTCCACTCTTTTATTTCTTTACCGTCTTCATCTCTTTCTATGTGAGTTGAATCTTCATATATGCTATCTTTAAATCGAGCATTTTCATATCTAGTTTTATAAGTGGAATTTATTAAATTTAAATATGTTTCAATATAGTCGCCATCTACGCTTGCAAGAGCCTCTCTCCAAATATCTTGAATAAATGGTGTATCTAAGGTTTGTAAGATTTCATAAATAGTTTCCATATTGTCAATATTAATAACTTTTTTTATACAATCTTTACAATATGGATGATATCCAATATAAGCATTTCTTGATTTATAAAAATTACTTGTTGGTTGATATCTACCCATAGCATTACAATCTTTGTTTTGACAAATCTTTTTTGGCTCTTTTGGCAGACTATTTGTAACAGTTTTGTTTTTAGTCGCCATTTAAACACCTTTCTTTCTTAATTTTAAGCAGCAGCCGACAAAAGTCGGCAAGTGTGTTGCAAAGCAACTCCTTCCATTTTGTGTTTTACCATACAGGTCGCCGAAGCTAGGCTGGGGCTGCTATCTCCCGTCATAAAAAAAGAACCCTATTCGAGTTCTACTGTATAATTACATTCTATTCCATCTTTATTACAAACTAATACTGTTTGAGATGGTTTACCACTAAGTCTTAATTCAATAGTATGGTCGTCTCCTGAACCAGGCATACTTCCTGACTGAACCATTTTAATTCCGTTAATTTCTGTTGTTGCTGGAAAATGTTTATGTCCAAGTAAAACACAATAAGGAAAATACCCTATCATCATACTTAATTTAGCTAGTCCATTTTGATTCATTGAATCATAATCTCCGTGACAACTAACATAATGTTTCCCTCTAACAACAAATGATGTAATTGTATTATCAAAAGCATCTATAAATTCAATATTATCAAATGCTTCTAATTTTCTTTTTGCATACCATTCTATAATAGTATCTAAACGTTCATCTTTTAACGCATCTTCTTTTTTATCTATTCTTGAATGATTTCCTACCACACTAGCAACAGTAATATGATTAAAATGTTTACTTAATTCAGCAATAAATGAAGTTACCATTTCACTAGCTTCTATAACTTGCTCTATTACATTCTCTCTATTTGTAATAGCTATAGATTTATGAATTGAATTACTTATCATATCACCCTGCAATGATATAAAGCAATTTTCAGAATGATGTCTATCTTTAATTTCAATAATTTTATTAAGGTATTCTTTCATTCTATCTTTAGCAACTTCTAAATTATATCTTCCCCAAGCAGAAGCAAAATTTTGCCCAATATGTAAATCGCTTAACATAACTATTAAGTCGTTATCAGATTTAATTTGAACATTTTGTCTTTGCTCTGGACTTAAAGGCTTGTAATCTATTTTCCCTTGATTGGCAATAATTTTTTCTAAATAATCAAGTTTTTGTTCGACACGAGCTTCAATTCTAATATTTTTATTTTTGTTAGTTCTTTCATCTTGTAATCGAACTCTCTCTTTTTTTAATTCTATTTTTTGCTCTTCAAGTTCTTGTAAATATTCATCACTTTCTCTTTTTGAGAATACATCTTCATAAAACATCTTTGCATATTGATATTTTTTTCTATACGCACTTTCATCTCTATATTCAGTTTCATCATTTCTTAGCTGCTTGTTCAAAATTGGTGCTATAGTTTTCCAATTATCAATTTGACCAGCATCTACCATTTGACCAATTCGCCAAATATATTGATTCTCAGTTTCTCCTTCTTTTCTTTCTAAATTCATTCTCAAAACTCCTTTTAATTGTTAAAACTTGTTTTTCTTTCTCATATATATAATATTTTTTTAATATGTTAATAAACCCTTATTTTAAAAGGATTTTGGCAATTTGGGTTTTTCCTAAATTTTATTTTTATAATATTTTTTATTTTGTTTATTCTTAATTAATTTGGCACAATTATTACAATATTTTTTTGGTGAACGAGTCTTTTTTATAACAACTTTACAATTAGAACACCTCTTATAATCATCTGGATTATTATAAATATGTAACTCTCCTAAAATATTATCGTAATTATTAATAGTAAATGCAACATCGCCTTCATTTTTGATGAAAGGCAAATAAAAATAATTATAAGATTTAAAATTATCTTCAATATATAAATTATTTAATATTAATTTATTACTTAATTGATGTCTTTCACTAACTCTCAGTTTCATAATATTTGCATATTTCCAAATATCTATATCATTAATCATCACCATTTTAACATTATTATGCTTGCTAAAAAAATATAAATAATTTTGATTTATCGCCCACTTATAATAAACTAATAATACAAATAATAAATCTTGGGCGAAATTATCATCTAAAGAATTGATGGCATCAATTTCTTCTTTATATATTTTTATTTCAACATTTGTAACAAGAGGGCAAGATAATGCTCTTTGAAAAATTCTTTCGTATATTAAATCTACATCCTTTTTATCTAAATATTCACATCCAATTAATGGAAATTTATCTAATTTTTGCCTAATTTCATCATTATTTAATCCTTTTTCGTGTAAATATCTTATTAAAATGTATCTTTCTATATCCTTTTGCCTATAAGTTTGAAATTTTTTATCCTTTAATAACTTTTCAGCATATTTTTTTTCATCAAACACTAACATTGTAGTTAACCTCCTGTATACTGAATTTGTGCCCTAAATATTCTAAACCATTGACTTCGTCGTCTATCAACATAATCGGATTTTGAATTGGAATAATATCGACAATATCATCTCCCATAATATCCCAAATAATATCGTGACTTATATGCTTAATTTGACACATCATCATCAAATGATTGAATAATTCCTTTGAATTACTAAAAATATTTTGAACTTCATCTCTATATTTATCTTTATGTCCATATAATACTTGATTCATAAGCTCTTGCATATCATCATCGGCTATTCCTTCATTTTCTATCATTGTATAAAATCCCTTATATTGTTTTTCCGATTTATAATTTTTGCAAATATCCATAATTTTATTTAATTTTTCTTGATTTATATTGGAAAAATCAGCATAATCATCTAATAAACTATTTTTATTAGGATGATATTTTATATCGTTATCAGAATTTTCTATTTCTCTACATAAATTATTCATAACACAATCTGTTTCTAAGACAGGAGAATATTTCCTATATTTTTTTACTAATTTATTTTCTCCATCGCTCTTATTTTCTTTTCTTAATAAATCCTTTATGGACATTCCAAAATATTTATAACTTATGCTATTAAAATTCTTTGAATATGCTTTATAATCTTTCATTAGAGTAGAATATAAATATATAAAGAAATAAGGCTTTTTCTTAACAACCATTGAATTATACTTATACTTTTCTGCTTTGGTAATATCATCATCATCTTTATCTATTTTAACCCAATAACGCCATTCTTTAGGAAATTGTGGAGGAGTAGTTCCTTTTATTTTATCAATTTCTGCACCTTGAATTTCCCTTAATAATTTAATTCTTTTTTGCATTTCTTGTAGTTGTTCTTGTTGACCCTCTCCTTTAAATAAAGGTAACATTGCTATCATACTTGTTGAATAGTTTGTTATTTGACCAACTTTTGTATCTAATCCTTTGACATCACATCTAATAAAATTTGGAAGAGTTATTTTTTGAGTTGGAACCATTTCTTTTTCATATGTAATAGGTATCTCATCCCTCATAGCCCCTTTTAGAAAATAAGGATTATTTGTCGAACATACTATATCTCCGTCAAAATCAGAATCTGCGTGTTTAACGGTTGCTATATCATAAATGCTATATATGATACCACTATAAATATATTTATACCATTTTCTCATTTCTTCAGTATTTGCTAAATTTTCAACATTAATTTCTGAATAATGTGTTAAAGGACTTCTCATCAAACAAACTTCCCCATCAATTTTTCTCGTATTCCAAAAGTTAGAATATACTTGATTAGCCTTCAACTCGCCCTTAATCTCCAATCCAAGAGCACTCCTTACTTGCGCAATAGGGTCACTTATCATAAACTGATAATTGCCTTTAATCCATATTCTCCCAATCTTAGCTTGTCTAACAGATTCTTTTATTGAATTATATATTTTCTTTTGCACATATCCATCATTAAGCATATTAGAATTTTTTACTATTGCTTTTGTAAAAGAACTACCGCAAGAACTAATCATATCATCGAGTGAATCATTTTGATTTTTGATTCCAATATTGTAAGCCAAAGAATATATTTTATCTCCATTACAAATTTTTTTAAACCAATTTGTGGTTTCTGAAACTAATCCTTTTATATCTTCTTTATCTAAGTTAAGAACTTGAATATATTGATAATTTGTTAAAACATATTCATCATCAAATTCTTTATTATATCTCGCAACACCCCATTTTAAATGATAAGAATGATGATAGCTTAAATATCCTTCCCAAGAAGAATAATATTTAGCCATTTTAAATTGACTTTCTGATAATAATATATCTATATCATCTATATTATACTCTGTACCATACCTATCTTTTATTTTTGAAACGCCATTTTCTTTCGCATATCCCTGAAAATCAAAAGTCACAAGATTACCTTTAACAAAAGCTGTTCTTACAACAAAAGAGCAAGGAGTATAATTTAAATGCATATCTTCAGCCCAGTTTCTTGCCATTTGTGGACTAATTAAACCTTGGCCGTCGCAACTATTTAATTTTAAGTCTTTATAAATTTCTTTAATTTGATTCTTTTTATTTTCATCTTTATAAATAAAACTTAATTTTTGGTTAGGTATAATTGTATCAAAATCTTTAATAACACAAACTCTTGGTTCCCTAACCCATAATACAGAAGAAAAAGATAATGCAAAATAAGCACTAAGTTTTGCCAAATTTATATTTCTAATTTTTTTATCAAGGCCACACATTAAATGTTCTTGCATATAATCATATAATTCTTCATTTATAAAACTTACAGTGTTCCTTCTCATTTGTCCAGACCCAACCATAAACCTAACATAATGTTTTCCATTTAAATCAAAACCAGTTCTAGCGATTTCTCGATATTCTTTTTTAGTTATAACTTTTATATTGACAATATCATCAATAAATAACATATTATCTAATTGTTGTTGTAAATTTTTAATTTTGTTGATATTTTCCTGAGTAGTAGGCATTTTCTTTATTAATTTCATTTCTTTTCTAATATCCTGTACTTTGTTATATAAAGAAATGTGGTCACTTGTCTCCCCATAATATTCTCTTATCTTTGCAAATACAAGATTATCACCTATTGAAACAACATTACCATCCCTTGAAGCTTCTTTGAAAGTATATTTTTTGATTTTTTTTATTTTATTTGATGGTATTTTATACACATAATATAAATTTTGAAGAACTTTCAAAAAAATCACTCCTTCTCTAATGTCTCATAATCATAATCTTTATAAAAGTTTAAAACATCGTCTATTTCTTTCCAAGTATTAACAATCATATATTCATTATTATCCAATTGTTGCCAAGGATAGTTGTTGAAATTTTTATATAATATTTTTAACGATGCATTGGTATTTAAACATTGTATATTATCATCTATTTGAATAGAATTTTGCATATTTACCTTCTTTTTATTGAAAGAATCTTTGCCTGCTTTAATAAATTTAAAATTAAACGGAATATGATTTTTAATCCAACTTTCCTTTTTTATTAAATTATTATCAGTGCCATTACTTACGATAACAATGTTATAAATATCCTTATATTTATCTAAAACTTCTAAAACTTGTGGCTTAAAATTTAATCCATTATAAAATTCATCACTTTCAAATATTTCTAGTTTCTCGTTATTAGAAATAGGGTATATAGATGCATATCCATAATCTTTTAAATCTTGTTCTGTTTTAGAAAGATTATATCTATTATTTAGAATTTCTATAATTCTTTTATTTGTCTCGACTATTGTATTATCAAAATCTAAATAAAGTGTTTTCAAGCTTGTTCCTCCCTTCTCTATTTTTACTAATAACATTATATCAAAAAATCTTCCGTTTGTCAATGTATTTTGTTGACAATAAAAAAAATATATGTTAAAATAACAATGGGTGATGTTATGGATAAATATTCAATTGATTATTATCAAATATTAGATTCTGAATTATATCGATTAAAAGAGAAAGATACCGGGATATATTGGTACCCACTAAGAGATTTCTTTAAAAAAGCATTATTCAGAAAAGTAAATATAACATCTTATAGAGATAATGAATTTTATAGTAAATATATGAGAGTTATAAGTTCAGAACATCCGAATCAAGCAGTTAAAGGATTACAAATAAAGACTTGGTTTATTAATGAAGAAGGACTTTATTTGATACTTTCTAATCTTAAGCCTCTAAACGACACAATTAGAAAAAATCAAATAAGAGAAAAATATGAAGCGGCAGCAAAATCATTATTGGGAGTCACAACTTTAAATAGTTCTGCGCCTCCTAAATTTATAGGATTCCAACCAGATTTATCAAATTACGATGTATGGAGTATAATATGTTTGACAAATGACAAAAGCATAACGCAAAAAACATTATGGAAAAGATGTGAAATTTGTGGATTTTATTATCCAAATACAATAAAATATTTTAGTAGGTTATCTCAAAAACACTTAAATGATAAATGTAGACAATGCTTTGGTACTGGCTTTAGATGCCCTAATGCGAGATATCAATATATTTATCAAAGAAATGGATATGATTTAATTTATAAACTATACCAAAATAATCCCCCGGAAGAAATAGTTGAAGAACTAAAAAAATGGTTGGGATAGAAAAGGAGAACAGTAATGGAGATAAATGTAATAGATGCAGGATGTGGAGTTGGTAAAACGACAGCAATGATTAATTTGATTAATCAAAGTGAAGATAGTGAAAGATTTTTATATATAACTCCTTTTTTAACAGAAGTTGAAAGAATTAAAAAAAGTTGTAAAAATAAAAATTTTCAAGAGCCAATAGAAAAGCCAACTAAAACTGAAGATTTAATTAGGTTGATAGAAAAAGGATATAATGTCGTTTCAACACACGCCCTATTCCAAAAATTAACAGATAGAGTTTTAGATTTAACACAATTTAACGATTATATTTTAATTGTTGATGAGGCAGCTGATGTAATAGAAGAAATAGATATTACAAAAAATGATTTAAAAACTATAGTTAAAGAATATATAACTATCAAAGATGATATGAGCGTTGTGTGGAATGAAGAAAAAAAAGATTATGAAGGAAGATTTGATGATTATAAACATATGATAGATATGGGAGGAGTCAAAGCTCATCGTTCTGATTCTGGCGAAATAATTTCTTTAGTATGGACTTTCCCTTCATTTATATTTGAAGCATTTAAAAAAGTATATATTTTAACTTATATGTTTAATGGTCAAAAAGCGTATTATGATTATCATAACATATCCATTAATAAATTATATGTAGATAGCAATTATCAAATAACAAATATACCACAAAAATATAATTATAATGAACAGAAAAAATTAATAACAATTATAGAAGATGATAAACTTAATTCTATTGGTGAACCGAATGGTTCATTGTCAATGTCTTGGTTTTATAGAAATTCAAAGTCAGTATTAATTAAACAACTTCAAAATAATATCAATAATTTTTTCAAGAACATTATGAACGGAACTCCAATCAACCAAAAGATATGGACAACATTCAAAGAATATAAAGATATTATAAAAGGTAAAGGATATACAAATGCCTTTGTTCCTATCAATATAAGGGCTACAAACGATTATAAAGATACGATAGCCGTAGCATATATAGCCAATCGTTATATGAAGCCAACACTTAAACATTTCTTTGAATCTGAAAACATTAATGTAGACGAAGATGGATACGCTTTATCTGAAATGATACAATTTATATATCGTAGTGCCATTAGAGATGGCAAACCAATAACAATATATATTCCATCTAAAAGAATGAGGAATTTATTAAAAAATTGGATAAATGAAAAAGACGAATAATTATCGTCCTTTTTTTTATTTGTGGATACGCCATTCTAAATATCCAAACATTTCTACAATCAACCACAATATAGAAATTCTACTCCAATAATATAAATCAACGGCTGATTCAGGATAACCTATCCAAATAAGATACATTATACAAAATGGTGAAGCAAAAAGAGCTAATACTAAAAAAACAAAAGTGATTGAAATAAATCTTTTTAACATATATTTTATCCTCCTAATAATTTTCTAAAGCTTCTTTATATTCTTCCTCATCTTGAAGACATATAAAATTTTTTATATAATTATCTTTAATTTCTTTTTTGTGGTTCTTCCATTTTTCTTTTAATTTTTGATAAGGGAATTTTAATAAGGCAAAACTATTACCTTCTTGTTCACCACAAAATAATCTTTGCCACACAATATTTATAGCATATCCAAATTGTCTTTCTTTATCATCACTTATATCTTCATAAGTTAAATATGATATTAAAGTTAAATCTCCTTGCCCCTCTCCTTCAAAATAAGATTTTCTACAATCAATTTCATCTTTATTTTCATCAAGGTCTAACAAATAATCTATCTCTCCAACTAAATCAGTTAAATAACTGACTTGAAAATTACAATATCCAACATTTAAACTAGCCCACCCATATTTTATATCTGTTATATATATCATATTTCTATATATCCTTTTCCATTGCAACTTCTACATTGTTCTGGCGCTGTAGTAGATGTAACCCAAGTATTACCGGTGTGATTATAGAACCCATTAGAAACTATTCCATTACCACCACAAACAGGGCAACATCTCACCTCTCTTGTTGTTGTAAAGTGCCATATTGTAGGTTTAATTTTAGTTACAGTTGTATTGCATTTGCATTCAGAATCTAATGATGAGCAAGTTGATGTAGATGTTAATTTTACATTATATACTCTTTGAAAATTTGATACTTTATCGTTTAAATTAGATAAGTCTATTTGGTCTTCTAAATATAAATATGTTTTTACATCGGCATCATAATAATTTAATTCCTCAGTTCTAATACATTCATCTTTTTTATCATATATCCATCGATATCCATTATAATCAAAGCTAGTTCCTTCTCCTAAAGTTCCTTCAGATATTTCTTTTAATATATCAATAATTTTTGGTTCTTCAATAACTTGATAGTAATTTATCATATTATACCTCCCTACGAGGATTATAAGGAATATCTCTCTTAGTTAATTCATCTTCGCTTAAATCTTCTAACCAATTCATTTTTTCAAAAACACCATCTTTATTAATCCATCCCTCAGCTTCTTCAAAATCTTTACACACAAGTATTCTAACATTATCAAGAGCACCGTCGCCATCTTCATCATCTATAAATCCAATTACATATGTATTCCCACTACAAATAAAATAATATCCTGGTTCTTCTACTTTACCAATTTCTAAAGATAAATCTTTACATATTCTATCGATTCTCTTCTGAATTTCTTCGTCACTTATTTTAACGGCACCACTACAATCTTTAAAATCATTTTTATTATAATTAAATTTTATATTCATCACCAAGAGCAACCTCCATTTCTTTAATTTTATTATTAATAGCATTATTGCTTAGATATTTTTCATAATCTTCTTTGGTTATAATGCCTTTACTATTCAATAATTCTATTAATTGAAACATAACCACTTCATTTCTTTCAGCTATTCTAAATATTGGACTGAATGTCTCAATAATTTCCTTTTGTAGTTCTTCTTTATTCATTATCCACCTCCAAATAAAAAATACCATTGCCAATTCTTAAATCAATAGTTTTACCATCTTTTCCGGTAAATAAATCACACATATCTAATATTTCATCGGTCACAGATGTTCCTCTCAAAATACCATAATCATAATCTTTACTTTTGATATGTATAAATATTTTTTCTTCTCTCAAATATTTTAATAATTCATATAAAGCACCAATTTGATGAAATGGTTCCCCATCAACAATCCAAGCGTTGGCTTTATTTTTCATAATTTCACTCAATTTATAAGTGGAGCATTCAAGGCAGTCACCATAATTAGATATTTCAATTGATGCGATTTGGTTATGACTGCCAGTAACCATTTCTTTATATCTAATTGTTTTCATTAATTACCACTCCTCTTCTTCTAAATCTTCGTCATCAAAATAATCGTTATCTTCTATTTCTCTTTCATCTAATACTTCGATATATTCAATATCTGTATCATCGGATTCTTCCATATTTTCGGCAAGTTCTTTAGCGGCATCTTCATCTGCTGCTTCTACCCACAGTCTTGTCTTCTTAGTTACTTCTACTAAATATTCTCTTTTCATCATAATTATTTGTCTCCTTTGCTGAATTTTGGATGATAATAATCACAAGGATATATATCAACTATTTTAATTTTATCATTCATACAATGCACTAAATTTTCATCGTATGTTTTAAGATAATAATTTAATTTATTATCAAGTGCTTCATATGAGTTTATAATAAGTTCGTTTGTTAATTGACCCGGCATCTCTATTTCCGCACATATAGCGCTTTTATTTTCTTTTGCTTCTTTAAAAGCATTCTCTAAATCTTTCCTAGTCATATTATTCTCCTTCTTTTGATGTTGACGTACTTTGCACATCATTATTAATTATAATTTTTGGTTCTTCCGGTTCTTGGTCACTATATACAACCATAGTGCCATCAGTTCCATATTGAATATTAACAACTATCTTACATTCATCACTTTGAATAAACTCGTTGATTTTAGTTTCTAATTCATCTAATTTTCTTTCCTCAAAAAACTTTACCTTTAGTTTCATTTAACATACCCTCCATATAATATTCTTTATATTTAATTTCTACCAATTCACTTATTCTTGACATTGGTATAAAATATATATTCCTATCTTCAAATTCTAAATACATAGCAAATTTATGTATAGTACATTTATCTATATAATCAAGAGCTATTAGTTTCATTGCTTCTTTAGCTCCTTTAACTGTTTCACATACTATTACTATATTTTTAGAGTTTTTATCCTTCATATTATTTAATTCTTCAAATAATTTAAATATATCCCTGTCTCCAGCTCTCTTATATGATTCTAATCTTTTAAGAGTTGTTAGTTTGTGATAATCGTTCACTTTGTCCTCCTTCCATTTTGGTGAGCCACCTTATCATAATTAAATACTATCATAAATTAATTAATTTGTCAAGAAAAACTTGACAAGATTCTAAATATATGTTATTATATATTCATAAAGAGGAGGAACGAATAATTATGGCTATATTATTAGCATTTGCATTATTTACAATTAATACGACAAAAAATTATAATAAACCTGGAACAAAAAGAGCAATATATTTATCTCAATCGTTTTCCAGGAAAGGTAATAGAAGATGGTATTAGTTATCATCTTTTTTTTATTTCCTTATAAAATAAGGGTTTAAATAGTGTTTATTATAATATAATGTATATTTTTGTAATATAATGCATACTTACCAAAAAAAGGGTTGGTTGTTCGGCTTGGCCGTCTGGGTGCAAGTTTCAGTTCCTTTACATTCATTCTAAAAAAAATTAAAATGTGTCCTATATATTCTTAAGGGAGACCTCCGGAAAACCGCATAAAATAAGGACTTTTTTAAAATTTTAGAACCTTAGTGGTGCTAAAATACCCCATTTAGGAAAAACCCAACTAAAAAAATGTGTAAAGTTAAAGTGTAAAATTGTGTAAAGTTTTGTGGTCACGTTAAGCTCATAGCGTTGCCTCTCCAAAAGGCATAAGCGTTATGAGCGTTTTTATGTGGAAGTCGTTTTGCTTCGCTTTTGATGGCTCGCAAACGACAATTCGGTGATTTGTAGCGTATACGTTCGGTGATTTAGTATGTAACGTGAAAGCGTGATGAAAATGTAACCACAGGGAAACGTTGATTTTAAAGCGTTCTGTAAGATGATGTTATTATGTTGATTTATGGGCACGTAAAGTGATGTGCTACCTTTATAAATGCTTGGCTCTTTGGTTTTTCTTTGTAAAATACCCCTATATTTACATTATATTATAATAAACACTATTTAAACCCTTATTT